GCACTCAGTACATTAAAAAACTCATCTCTGGTTACTTTCTCACCATCAATGACTGCACCAGTCTTGGATGTAATATACATGCAAGTATAACCTCTCCATGCTAATTCGTCAAGGAACTTATCATATGATATTAATCCTGTAATCTGTTTGGTAGATTTAGCACATACTAGGATCTTCTTAGTATTATGGTCATCAATATTATCCATGATCTGATTACACTCTACATCAAATGTAATTTCATCCTTCTGTCTTATATCACTCTTATACACCTTAACTTTAGGTGGTAGAATATAACCTTGCTCTACTAACTTAGGTGCTGGTACATTACAAATAACATTACCAAATATATCACTCTCATTCATACCCACTTTCATAGGTGTTCTACTATGCTTTGGTGTTGCAGTAAAGAAGTAAGAACGTAGTGAATTGAATGGTAGAGAATAATGCTCAACAAACTCAATGAAGTTCCTCTGGACTGAATTATGTGCTTCATCAAAATATACTGTGTCTGCAACAATATCTGCCTCTACCAATCTATGAAGTGAATGATATGTTGTAAAGATAATCTTATTACCTTTTACTTTATTCCACTCTTGAATCTCATCTGCCTTAGTAGTACTAAAATGCTTTGTTTCTCCACTATGAACATGAAGTACATTAATAAATTGATACTTCTCTCTTATCACTTCCAAAAACTCAGAACTTAATTGCTCTGCTAATAAGATACGTGGAGCAACCACAATAATGGTTGGATGAGTAACACTATCTAATCTTCTTACAGCATCATTAATGGCAACAAGAGTCTTACCACCGCCTGTAGGTACAATGATCTGTCCCTTACTATGCTTTTCCATAGCGTCAAGAGCAGTTTGTTGGTGTGGTCTTAGTTGCATCAAAGTCTCATAATATGAATATATTATAGCATAAAAAAGACCCCTTGAAGGGGTCTTGTGACAGTTATATAACTGATTTAATCATTTGATGTTCACCAAAGTATGATCTGGATCTACATCAACAATCTGGGGTGGTCTATATCCATAGACTAAGTACTTACGAAGAAGGGAACCTGTACCATTAATCCTATCCAAATTGATTAGAATCTCTTCTAACTGATCTATTCTGTTTTGAACCATTCTTCTAATTGCTGTCCCATCTTTAACATTAGATGTATTAACATAGAAGTTAAGGCGAGTAGTAACCTGATTTGAAGCATCACGTAAGAATGTAGGAAGGAAATCACGTATCCAAACATCCTGACTCGCTTCAAACAAACGATCTACAATATCATCTGTAATTTGTCCGTTCTTATCAAGAATTATGAAACCACAATTCCTAAAGAAACGAATAACCTGAGTTCTAGTGTAGTTGGTTAAGAAAGAAGTCTTTTCTGTATTATTAAAGATATTCCTCTTTAAGTTTACTCTGGTAAGAGCTGTTTCATTAACAGCAAACTTATCAACCCAAGAATCAACATCAGATTGAGTTACTGTTTTTCCTTTCTCTACTTGACGTCTAACCCAGTCAACTCCCCTTCCCTTATAATCATCATAAGCAGAACTGGTTCCATCAGGCTGTGGTTGATAAAGGAGTCCAACCTCATCTAATACATCACCCTGATCGTATCCTTCTTTAATACCATATACGTCTACAATCATCCATGTATATCCATTATTAGAATACCACAACCAACGATGATTGCCGTTTACCAACCAATTTTCTAGTTCTTTACTATTTTTCTTCTCAAGAACAATCGGTGGCAATTTACCAATCTTGTATCCCTTTTCTAGGGATTTTGAAACCGTTGCAAGAACCTTGGCATCGTTTCCACGAAAACGACCAACATTCTTTCTTAATTTAAAATACTTTGTTTGTATTACCTTAGTATAAAGGTATTCAACCGTTTCATACTCTGGTCTAACATAGGTCTCAATCTCTGCTTTTAAATCAAGCAATCCATCACCCTTTGGATGGGCAATGTAGTCAGCAGGGATAGTAACATCCTGCTGGACATTCTCTGTAAACATTTTAAAATTTGGCAATATGTCCATTTTGGATATCGGCTAGTGCCTCAATCACTCAGTTACTATACACGATCTACACTACCATGTCAAGGATTGAAATATTTCTCAACACCAATCGCTTCACCAAAGGAATAATCATATTCTAGTGCATCAGCACAAACATAATGAGGATGATTAACTCTTACTCCAATTCTAGTACATAATTCCTTATGATTATCTGGCATCAATTCAACTGCATACAACATATGATTCACTATATGATGTTCAGTATGATATTCCATTAATTTTCTTTTTAATCCAACAAGAAAATTACCACTACCTGCTGACGGATCAATAAATGTACTATTAGGATCTTTTAATATTTCTTCTTCAATATCATTAATCATACTATCAACCAACTCAGAAGGTGTAAACACTTCCTGAGTCTTTTTTATTCTTTCATCAGATCTTTCTATCGTAGATCCAGTTTCTTTATTATGCTTATTCTTTGCCATCTCTTTCTTCAATACATTTAATATAGGTCGAGATTAAATCATTCTTTCCAAAATGATATCGTCCATTACACTGAGTCGCTGCTTCTCTAAACATAGGTGCAAACTCTACGAGATTCTTAATAACCTGTGGAGATTTAACACTCAGAAAATGATGTCCCTTGGCATAATGTGTAAAATCTTCTGTCTTTACTCTACCACTAGGTCCACATCCATACTCACCAACAAATACATCTGCCTCAAATCTATTTTCATAATCTAAAAATTCAAAATCAGGATGTTCAGTGTGCATAGGTATTTCACCTACACCAACCTGAAATCTTGATGTATTCTTTACCTTCCAGTATTGCTTTACAGCACTTATACCACCAGGAAATGTAGTATGGTCAAGATCTTCATCTATTATACAATGTAAATATGATTTTATCTTATTTTGTGAAGAAGGCTTTCTAACTGAAGTTGGCAATACAAATCGAATATCATCTGCAATCTCAGAAGTATTATTTAAAAATCGTATTGCAAGATTTCCTCCTACACCATAAGGAGGATTACCAATCGCCAAAGTAAATTTCATATACTATAGTCTGTTCTCAGAACCTCCTAATGAATCAAAGTCATGTATATTTTCTGATCCACCCACAGAGAATGGATTATATTTTGCAGTTGCAATCTCATACATTTTTTGATGTATGGTTTTTTCTTCTTCTACTGGACCTTCATAATCGAGTCCATCTTCTTTATCAGTATTAAACCAATTAGACACTTCTTCTTCTCCTCCTCTTGGGATAAATTCTTCTTGCTTTTGTTTATTAACTTTCGCTTCTAACTCCAATTCTGCTAATTTTTCTGGAGGTGCATATCTATTACTACCATTTGCAATAGGCATACTATCATGTGGGTGGGGTGTAGGAAACCACTCATCAGTAATATCATCTCCCTTATGGGAACCAACAAAAACATTTTTAATACTTCTAGTAAGTGAATTAAAAAGATTCATATCAAGATCACGTTTTTCATTATTATAATTTGTCATAAAGTATTTGTCAAATGTTAATGAAGATCTGTCCAAGAAGTTCCGGATCCACTATAAACTTGAAGTTTGCTGGTTGTCTTATTGTAAATAATTGCTCCAGCAGGAATACCACCTTGATTACCTTTAGCAGTCATTGTATTTCTATCGTCAGTAGTCATAACTGGTGGAACATAAGCACTGAATCCACTGTCATTTTCAGTTAGGGTTGCAATTCCACAAGATATACCACCAGTATGTCCTACACTAATTTCTGCACGTTGAGCTGTAGTATTAAAGAATAAAGATCCACCACGAGGAATTGATTGAGAACTTCCACCATAATCCATAATCGTTGCTACTATTGGATTATTTTTCCAGAAATTCTTCTCAGTTGCAGTCATTTGAGGTAGAATCATAGCATCTTTAGAATTACCAAGATCTAAACAAGCACGAGGAACATGTGTATTAATACCAATTCTTGATTGATAATTAGGATTTTCATCAGCCCTAGAATCTGTATGCTCAATAGTAGAAATATCATTTCTAGCACCATAAGCACAGAATATTACACTTTGTCCAATAAAACTAGCATTATTCTGATTCTGTATATTACCATATTGAATTGATGGTAGATTTGATCCAGTAGGTAATGGTCTACTATCAGTTAGGAAAGTATTTTTACCAACAGCAATCTTCTGGTCAATAGTAACATCTCCAACAAAAGAACTATCACCCTGATTTCTGAAAGTTGCAGTTCCTATTGTAGTAGTACCGATTCCAACTTTACCACTAAAGGATGATAATCCAACAAATGTTGTTTCTTGAGCAAAATCAGCAGTATCAAGAACATTAAGTTTTCTGAAAGTACTTACACCAGTTTGAGCACTTACTTGACCAGTTAAAGTACCTAATAAGTTTGCATTATATACTCCAGCACCAAAAGTCATCTGATCTGCACCAGATCCAATAGTCATTACTCCACTAACTAATACATTAAGTGAATTTAAAGTACCGTTAATATCAAGTTCAGAAGATGGTAATGCCTTATTAATACCAACAAATCCACTATGTCCAATAGATACAATAGGAGTATTTGCATGTCTTACATTTAAGAATGTATCATTAGTTGGTGTTCCACCACCTGTTGCCAAATCAACATTAATAGTTCCAATATCTTTATTTTCAATTTTTGCTGCGTTACCTGCGTAACTTATAACTAAAGAACTATTACCAGCACCAACAAGTTGTTGTCCTACTACGAGATTTGAAGTACCAGCTCTAGCAATATATTGAGAATTTAAATTACCAGTATCTTTAATAACCTCAAAATCAGTAGAAGGTACAGCAGTACCAAATCCAATACGATTATTACCTGCATTAACAAAAAATGCTTTTGTAGCAGCAGCAATATTACCATTAAAATTAACAGCACCATCTGTTTGTAATGTACCATCAATTTCAACTATTCCACTATCAGCATTAAGAATTAAATTACCTTCTCTAGTATCAATTTGGTTGGTTGCACCAACACCAATTCTAACTTCATCAATATGTGCTTCAGAGAATACTTTAGTTGCAGTTCCAAGATATGCTCCCTTATCAGCATTAGGTTGAATTCCAGTTCCAAGTGTAGCAATACCACTTAAGAAAGTACCTTGAGGAACTGTAATATCTGTCATCTGAACAGAAGATCCACTTGCAGCTGATAGTTTTAAATCACCAGTTGAAGTATCAATAGTATTATTATCAGCAACACCAATACGAACATTATCAATCGTTGCTCCACCATTGGCATCAATTTGCCCAGTAAATGTCGTAGTATTAGAGAATGTTGCAATTCCAGTTACAACAGCACCATCAGTAACTACGAGATCATTATCAATAGTAACAAGTCCAGTAGCACCATCTAATCTAAGATTTGCATCTCTAGTTGTAACAAGATTAGTAACAGCAACACCTACATTAATTGCACCAACCCTTGCATCTGTGAAATACTTAGAAGAACTACCTAAATTTGCTCCGAGATCAGTATCAGGAACAACAGAAGTATTAACTTGTACAGCACCAGTAAATGTTGAAACACCAGTAACTTCGAGATTATCATCAATCTCTACTGTTCCTTCAGTAGATCCTAATTGTAATTGACCTGATACAGTATCAATACTATTACCATCTATCCTAACATTATCAATATCTGCACTACCATTAACATCTAAAGTACCAGTGACCGTAGAAAGACCAATTACATCACTATTAGTTGCATTAATATCCTGAATCCAAAGATTATGCCATCTTGATCCATTAGCACCTAAATCATGAACAATATCTGTTGCTGGAATAAGTGCAGAAGCAACATCCGCATTGAAAGTTACAGTATTAGAAGCATTTGTACCTAATTCAACATTACCATTTGCATCTAAAGTACTACTGAATGTAGAAACACCAGTTACATTCAAATGAGTAGTACTTGTAATTCCAACAACCGTTAAACCATCACTATTAACACGAGTCCTTTCTGTACCACCTGTTTCTACTGTAACTTGATCGACATTAGGAAATCTTATCTTTGTATTTAAATCTCCTCTATGAGCAATAGTATCAGTTATATTAATAGTATTAGCATTAAGATCACTATCGGTATTTACAACTCCAGAAAATGTAGAAACTCCAGTTACTTTTAAATGACTATTAATAGAAACCTGTTTTGCAAATGAAGATTCATTAGAAAATGTAGAAACACCAGTTATGTTTATTTGAGTAGCATCAAGGGTTCCATATACCGTAGCACCAAGTCCACTGGTTTGAAATTTAGGTATAAAATTATGGTAGATTTGAACTGAGCCATTATCATCTGCTTCAAGATATTTTTCATTACCATCCTTATTTCTAAGAATTAACTTATCTGCTCCTATTGCCAAAGTTGCTGCTACACCTGCTCTTGTATCTCTTATTAAACTTACATCATTTGAATGAGATATTTCTAAATCTCCTGCACTACCAACTTTTAATTTTACATCATCATTAAGTTCAAAAGCATTATTTGCTTTATTCCACATTGCTTCAGCTGAAGCACCAGGGAATTTCACATTATTATTAAATGTAGTTACACCAGCAACAATTAAATCATCTAAATCAGTCTGTCCATCTATATCTGTAGCACCATTTACATCCAAATTATTAGTAACATTCAATCCACCAGAACCAGAAACTGTAGCAACACCAGTCACATTAAGTTGAGTTATATGAGACTCTTGAATAGTTGCTATACCAGATATAGAAATATAATCTGGAAATGCTGATGCTGGTAAAGTACCAGAAGTAATATTATCTGCATTCAAATTTGTAATATAATCTCCAGCTCCAACAAATGATGTAGCAGTTATAACACCTGTTGCTCTAATTGTACCTGTAGAATCAATGCCTACACCACGCTCTCCATGATCAGGACGTCCACCAATAGTAAGTGATTGAGCTACTGCTGTTGTTGCAATACCTACAGCACCTTCCTTATAAATTGTTGTATTTCCAGCACCCGTTTGTGTCCATGTTGCTGACGGTATATTAGATAATGTAGATCCATCACCATAAAACTTGGTTGCACTTATAATTCCAGTAGTTCCACCGTATATTGTTACACCAGTTCCTACATGAACTTGACTGAATGTTCCTACACCAGTCGAGTATATATTAACACTACTAGTAACACCAGAAACAGTAGCAGTTCCGTAAACGTCCAGTTCAGTTCGTGGAACTGTAGTACCAATTCCAACTAAACTACCTCTAACAATTAGATCGTCTTCATCAACTTGGACACCATTACGAAAACTGAATGACTTATTATAATTAGGCATCTCTTGCTACTTTTTTTAGTTATTTATCTGATAATTTTTGTTCAAGGTTATCAACCTTATCGGCAAGTTCTTTAACTGCCTCAATCAGAAGTGCAGTCAACCTTTCATACTTAACTGCCTTATATCCAGTCTTCTTCCTTGTAGTAACAAGACCAGGTAATTCAATTGCCTCAACCTCCTGTGCAATCACACCAGTATCAGATCCAGTCTTACCAGATATTTCATTCCATTCAAATGTATTACCACTGATTGAACGAAGTTTAGTAAGAGCATCTTCAATTGGATTAATGTTATTTTTTAATCTTGAGTCTGAACTATGGAAAGCAATAATGTCACCATCACATTGAAGTGTCTCATCAGAAGGTTTGTATTGTAAACCAGAACTCTGATCTGCTCTTAACTGTGCATTTACTGTACCACCATTAGATGAACTTAAACTAGTTCCAGTAAATACTATATTTTGGAAAGAACTAGTATTATTTCTTGATTCAACTTCAACTAAATCAGCAGATGAAGCATTACCACTAAAGGTAGTAGCAGTAATTGTAGTAGTACCAGATCCATCAATTGTTATGCCACCAACAGTAAGTGTATCTGTTGATCTGTTATAAGTAAATTCACCATCATCTTGTAATTCACCATCAGTTCCTACTGTAACAACTCTGCCTGAAGTTAAATCAGAAACTTTAGCAGTATCAGCAACTAATGAGTCAATATTTGCTGTTCCATCAATCCATAAATCATTCCACTCTAATGTAGATGATCCTAAATTAAACTCATCATCGTCATCAGGAATTAAATGACTATCAATTCTTCCATTGAAAACGATATTATCAGCAGTACCATCTCCAAGATTAATCGTACCACTATCAATATTAAAACTAGAGGCGTTTATATTTACATCATTACCAGCAGCATTAAGATCTAAATCACCAGTTGAAGTATCAATAGTATTATCATTAGTAACTGCTATTTGGATATTTCCAAATGTACCTTGACCACCAGAAACAGCACCATTAAGAGTTGTAGCATTAACAGTAACAACTTCAAGAGTGTTCCATCTTAATTGTGGACTTGCTGCATTACCCAAAGAGTGTGTAGCATCTGCTGATGGATCAAGATCAGTATCAACCCTACCACCAAAACTAATAGTGTCACCAGTGGCATCACCAAGATCTACATTACCATTAAGAGTTGTAGCACCTGAAACATCTAAACTACTATTAACATCAAGAGGTCCTTCAATATTTACATCACCACTACCATTTGGATCAAGAGTTATTACTCCATTACTATTCTGTGATGATATTGTATTACCATCAATCCTAATATTATCAATATCTGCTCTACCATCAAGATCAAGGTTGCCATCCATATCAATATTAGCATTGATATCCATATTACCTTCAAAGTTTGATGTTGATGCAACAGAAAGACTTTGATTAACAGTTAAACCATCATCAACAATTACATTTCCATGAGTTGAGTCAAGAATTAAATCACCACTTACAGTATCAATTTCATTATTGTTAGTAGAAGTACCACCACCATGTGCGATTCTTATATTACCAATATATGCATCACTGAATGGTAATGTTGCTACACCAACAGCTGCTCCCTTATCAATATCAGGAACTATTGCAGTACCAACTTCTAAAGTATTATCTACTTTAGCTCCGAACAGTGTCGTTTCAATCTGAGGTGTATTGTCATGGAAGAGTTTTACTCTCTCATTCTCATTAAATAATGCTTGGGTTTCAGTACCACCAGCATTTTGTATTGCAATTGCATCACCTCGAATATGAATAGCACCCGTACCATTATCATGTAATATTGTATTATTGGTATCATGTACAATAGAAAAATCAGGAGAAGCAGCAGTATTACCGAATGTTGCTTTAACATTATCAGGATGATGTGTATTACTATTAAATGTGGTAATACCAGTAAGAGTTACATTTTTATTAAATGTAGTATCACCATCAATTTCAACATCACCACCAACAAAGAATTGATTTGTAATAGTAACAATACCAGATTGTCCATTAGCATCTAATCCATCTAAAATTAAAGGACCAGTATGTGATCTAATAGTTCTATCTTCAGCTTCTGTTCCTCCAGCAACACCTTCAGTAGCAATTCCTATACCACCTATCCATGCACCAGACCATTCTCTATTATCAGTTCCAAGGAATGCACTTTCATTCTTTTCAGCGAATAAACCTTCATTGAACTGAATACCACCCTTGAATATACCTGTTCCACCAACACTTACATCACCACAAATATTAACATTCTTAGCAACACCTATACCACCTTTGGTTACAATTGAACCTGTAACACAAGAAGTAGATTGTGTATCATCATTTTGAGTAATTACCTGCCCAATAATAACTGGACCGTTTAATTTAGTTTCATCATTTAGAATGATGTTCTCATTAAATGTAACTGGTCCATCAAACTGTGAAAGAATTTGGTTTGATTTACCACCCTCAACAAGAATTCTTTCCTTAACAATAACTTCATCAAATACAACACTTAAACGTGAAGGATCTTGACCAGTAACAGTTGAAACTGGAATATCAAATGTTTGCTGAGTACCTGAAGATGCAGAATACTTAGTATTACCAATAAAGAAGTCACCATCACTGTTCATACCAGTGTAAATAACTTGTCCACCAGATCTCTCTTGTGCTTGAGCAAGGAAATCTTCTCTTTCAGTAAGAGTTTTAGCCTGTACTTGAGGTAGACCAGTTGAATAGTTACCTGGTCCGTAACCAATATATTCAAACGTTTGACCTGATGATCTTAATATAGATGGTCGACGGAATTCAATAGGAATAGGTTGAATCTTTTTAATTATAGTATCTACTAAATGAGTTTCTTTTCTCGTTCCAAGATATCCACGAATAGCAGTAATCTTATTATTATTACCTCCAGTAAGAGTGCTCTTAGACACCCTCATAATCTCTCCACCAACTTGAATGAAACTTCCCATTGGGAATCTTCCCATAGTTGAAATTCCAGAAGTAGGATGATCAGCATCCATATAGCAATTTACTGCAAATTCACTAGTATCTGCTGATGTAGTTCCACTAATTTCTTCAAGAAGTCTAGCAGATTCATTCGCATAGAATGGTATTCCTCTTGACTCTAGATTTTCAGCAGCATCATCTGAAGTTGCATCATTTGCTGCAAATCCATATTTTAATATCCTTCCTGCATTTGCAGCAGTAGGAACATTTGTTGAAATTGCAACAGTATTGATTCCAACAACGTCACTAATTAAATAATCACCAATATTATTATCATTTTCATCTAATACTCTTATCTTATTACCAACTCCTAATCCATGTGCTCTATCAGCAACAAGTGTTGTAATTCCTACAGTAGAATTAAATATACGATCATTTAACTTAGTAGATGGTCCAACATTAAATAGTAATTGTCCTGGATGTACTGTAGGATCTCCAGTTGTTCTAGCAACAGCAATAGATGTAGCAGAAGGAACACTTACAACTCTTAAAAGTGAATCAGTTGCAGTACCAATACCAGTTACTTGAAGGGCATTATTAACAGGAGAAGAAATACATGCACTAGTAATACCTATTCTTGCACCACTAAATCCATCAATATTCAATTCTGTTCCATGCTGATATCCACCACCAGATGCTTCAATCACAACATCTGTTACAGAATTACCAGCACCAGATATAGTTACAGTAGCAGTTGCACCTCTCCAAGTTCCACCTAAATCGTTAAGTTTAATATTATAATATGTTCCTGGACTAAATCCACTTCCAGGTGTAAGAGTAGTAAATCCAACAAGACCACCTAAACTATGTTCTCTTTCTGTTGTAATAGTTGAAATTCCAGCAGAAATTGGTGATATATTAGAAACAACTGGTGTAACACCAAACTTCTTAATAGCGAGATCAAGAGATTCTCTAGTAAGACTCTTCTTAAGATCATTAGTTACAACATCACCTAAAGGAGATCTCTTTGCAAATGATTTAGTTGAAGAAGGGTTGTCATCAACATTATCACGGTCTAATTGAGGATAAAGATCAGGAATATTCTGACTGTATTTGTAATTAGAAAACTCACCAGGAACTGAATTACTATAATTCAGAACATATAAGTGGTAAATACCATCCTGAACATTTTGCTTATAATCTGAAATAACATCAGATCTATAAACATAGAAGTTTGATTGTAAATCATTCCTCTCAAATCTAGGAAGTGTAGTATTTCTTGCAGATGATCCAGAAAATACACCAACATTATGTGTTAATCCATCATTATCAACTATAGAATATGTAAATGTCTTATCATCTGTAATAGAATTAACAACAAAATCACCATTATATCCAGTAACACCTAAACCAGTTGTATTTGTAGATGATTTAATATTTTTAAGTAAAATTCTTTCACCAACACTTAAATCATGAGGTTGTTCAGCAACAACTGTTACAATTTTACTGGTACTATTATATGTACATGTACTAATAAATCTATTATTTCTCTTATAAATTGATCTAGAACTAGGTAAAGTAGTTAAAGATAATTCTGAATCATCACTTGGACCTGTAGAACTTGATTCTTGAATAACAAATCCATCTGTAGGATTCTTAGAGTTTGTTGCTTCTTTAGGTATTACAACACGAAGTTTATATACTTTTTCATCAATACTTCTATCGTCAGGTATTCTCTTAAAGTATGTTACGTTTGTTCTTGGTTCACCAAATCCAAATGTTCCTAAAGTATTAATTTGAGTATAAATTGGATTAGCTACATTAGTATGAATAAACCAGTTTTTATTATTTGGGTCCCACTGAATTGGTGATCCAGCTTCTCCAGAATCTCTATCAGATACTCTACTTAAAATTCTAAGTGCTGATCCACCATATAATGTTAATGCAGTACCATTCTTAGCATTAGTACGAGATGATGCAATCTTAATTTGTTGTTGATTACCAGTAGTAATTACATAATATTTTGTATTATCTTCAATTTCTTCTGGAAGATCTCCAACATCACTCTGAATGATTATAGTTTCACCAGTTAATAACTTATGATCTGTATTAAGAGTTATAGTATCATAATTAGGAGATGTTGCAAGACTAGTAACAGTGTACTCTTTTACTGAAGATGTTGAACCTATTATTCCAACTGTTGAAGAAGTAACTTCATTATCTGACATTAATATTTCAACATCAGTATTAGTTCCATTAGGTAAAGTTAAATATAACTTATCATTAACTTTTGCACCTACTCTATATCCTTGTATAAGATTAGGTGGAACATTAACTCTACTATTAAATCCATACAAGTAAAGATGACTAGTAATACCAACAGATGTTGTTAATCCAACGTCTATTGAAATCCAGTCAACATTTATTTCTGATGGTTTAATAGCTTTTGGTGAAATAACATTAGTGATATATCCATGATCATCCTTAGTAAATGCTTCTTTCTTAAATCCAGTTGCATTAAGAGCAAATTGTCCAAAGTTTGCGTTTGAGTTTGTAACTGAAGCATCACCACCGCTTTCAGTTAGGAATTGTTGATTAAAACCAATTGCGAAAACAGAAACTACCTGTAGAACTGAATCATTGGTAATTTTAATATGTGCAGTTTCCCATCCCTTTCTATAAACAGCATTTGGATCTAAGTGATAAACCTTGGCAGAATCAAGAGATGATGATCCTGAAGATAGATCTTCTCCTTTAACTTTAGTAACTGTTGATTCAATAGCATCATATGTTCTAGTTACTTCATTATATTTGACAAAAGCACGATCATCCTTCTGTAGTGAAATACCAGTAAACTGGGCAACAACCATAGATTTGAAACCATCTGATTTGTTACCATCACTCAGCATACCATTCATACCCCAAACAGAACGGAGTGAACAGTTAAAGACATAAGGTGAAGAACCACCAACAGTATCAGTTTCAATAGTTACTGTTGCATCACCACCAGGATCTGCTGGTAAATCATTTCGTACTTTCTGTAAGAGATAAGTAAATTCTCGTGTTCCATTAACAGACGCAACAACAGTCGAGACATTATAATCAGCTACATTAACCTTACGAATCTTAATTGGTGTACCTACAGTTAAACCATGATCTAACTTAGTTTTAACTGTAATTACCTGTCCTGGAGTTGCCTTATCTCCAGAATAAATATCATCTATCGCAATTGGGTCTGTTGCAAATGAACCAACAATCTCCCATTCTGCCCTTTCTTTAGCAAATGCTTCTGGTGCAAGTGGATATTTCTGTGCAGCAGGTATTTGTCTACCAGAACCTTCATTAAATGCATTAGTCAATTTAGCATAATACATGTCAAGGTCAGTATCATTGTACCCACTAGGTACATTGACACCATCAGCATACTCAAAACATGTTAGTTTATGGTGAGAGAATGATGGTTTTGCTAAATTACCAGATCCAGCAGTAAATATCTTATTATCAGTATATGCTAAATCATTTAAATCTGCATCAAATATACTAAATTGCCAGAAATAACATTCACCAGTAATTCTAAAGATTGAACCAGCTGGTACGTCAGGATCAGTTGGGTTTGGTACATATTTTGGTCTAATCTTAGTCTTTCTAAGATCCATACCAACTAATGAAGTACCACGAGGAATTATTACACCACCATGAACACTATTAAACTTATATAAAATATTATCTTCTTGTGATATATCAAAATTTGATTCTAATGTTAAAGTAAAAGTATCTGCTGCAGGAGTTGTTGTATTTCCATTCGGTGCTACTGCTTGTGCAAGAGCAGTTCCAACCTTTTTAATACCATAACCAGGTCTATTATCAATAGTATGATCGCCTGGATATACTAAAATTGTTGTTCTATTATTATAATCATTATCATCACCAACTACAAATGAAAATCTTGCTGCCTCAAGTAATGCTCTCTGAATCGTTTTAAACGGTTTAGTAAGAGAATTACCCTGATTAGTTATACTGTCAGTTGCATCTAGGTCATTTGAGTTTACATATAGAATTCTACCTTCATAATTCTTGATAAAATTCTCTAACTTATTAAGAGGCATTGGAGATATTAATAAATTTGAACAGGTCTAAGGTTATTTATAGATCTTCCTCTATATAGGAATCTATTTCATCAGGAAGATCTTCTGGGTTTTCTAATTCCAACTCAAAGACCAAGGGGTGGAATTCTTCTGCCATCAAATAAGAATGATAATTATATAATTCTTCAGTATTGTAAGATTTTTCATAATCTGCAATAATATTGATCGTTGTTTGATCTTCTTCAATATCTTCCAGATCTTCTAACTCATCAAAAGTAAATGGAACTCCATTAATGAAGTACATTAAAACAATTCTTTTGCAATTACCAACCCAATCACTATACCAACAATAAGTACTATCAATCACATACTTCATAATTGATTCGCAGGTGTGATTATTTAGGTTTCTGCCCCACCACCTGTTCTTTGAAGACGAATCCATTCTTCTTCGGTTCTATCTTCTTTCAATTTGAGTTTTATATCATCATGCAATCTTTTCATTGCATGTAACTTTTTTTCTTCATTACTATTGTTTTTCATGGAGTAATACATCAGCATACTTTATTCGCTCTGGTTCAAGTAACTTATTCACTACTTCCATCACATCCATAAACTGTTCAGTTGTTTCACAAGTAATAATTTTCTCCTCTCCATCATCAGAAATGATAAGAAAAGATCTATTACACACATCAATAATAGTACGATTCACCCAATCATCATCCATATCAAACAGTCCCGTAACTAGAGCACCATAGCATATGTAGCCACCTTTGTCAAGAGAGACCGTATTCAACTTTTAATGCATTGAAATTCTGTTGAATTTGTTCGTCAGTAAGTGCTTCATTATAATACTTTACATTTCCAATGAATCCACTCCACATATCCCATGTACCAGTTGGACCACAAGATGCTCCAGCAGATACTGCTTCAGAACCATTCCCAATCCATCCATATCTAGGAGTCTCAACTTCATCATGACTTCCTATTGGACTATGAGCTGTTCCAACTCCACCTACACCACCAGAACCATTAATTTCATGAGTAACATTTCCATCAATATAATAAGTAATCTTTGAAACAGTATTTCCAATTCCAAGTAAATTTACATCAGTATCTCCACCTGAACTTCCAGGTCCATGAGAATCAAAGTCCTGCTCACTATCAAATGTAACTGCTACTTGATGCCAATTATTATCTCTTAAATTAATAGCAGTGCTAGTATCATGAGTATCATTAGTTTGTTCTGCATTATCCGCACCATCTCTATTAGTAAATGAGAAGCAAAGTTTTCCAGCACTTCCAGCAATCTCATCAGATCCAACACTAAATCTAAATACAGCACTTCTATCAAATGATAAAATAACTCGTTGATCATTAGTACGTCCAGTATTAGTACTATTTGCTTTTATCCATGCCTCAATAGTCAAATGAGGTATTTCATCTTCACTACCCGTTACATAATTCAATTTATCAATATAAATTCCTTGGTCTGAAACAGATGTTCCTGTAAATTCCCATGCTTTCTCTGCGGAACTATAACTAACTCTATCACCTTTTAAATATGCAGTATATCCATACCCAACACTAGCCTGCTCATAAACAACAGTTCCCATTCCAACAGGATCATAAGATTTTTCACTCCTAGCATCATAATGTAATACTAATTCCTCAGTTTCTATAGAAGCATATTCAACACCAGAATTTATAGAAGGAGATATATCTTCAATTGTTTGTATAGTACCATTATTCTCAGTCTGAAATCCCGTAAGTGTATCTTTTTGAGCATCTACACCCCAAGCCTGTAATTCAAGATCAGATTTTTTAGATTTTATCTTATTTACAGAATCACGTAAAGCATTTCTTTTTGCTCTAATTTCTTTTATTTGTTTATTAATAGTAGCAATACTATTTGCAATCCCTACACAAGATGAAGCAGTTTCTCCTCCACTTGGTCCATTATACCTATGCTCCCAACCTCCACCTGGTCCTCCGGGACCAGGAGTAACTGTCCTAGAACTATGAAGACTTGCATCCGTTGCAATCTCATATCTAGCAGATGCATTTCTATTAGATCCCTGACCATCTGTCATAAAACCTACTCTATTAGGTTGTGCTGATGTAGGTCCTCCGTAAATATTTGTATCTGCAAAATTCTCATATCCATGTCCAGACCAATAATTACTTAAAAAATGAACCGCATCAGGATTAAAGGGATTTTCTGTATTCGTATCTTTTAATGGACCTGCCATAGGTTCATATACTTTTAAATTCTCTACCTCATCATTAAGTGATGCATTATCTCCATGAAAAACTGAATAACCATCATTAGTACCATTAATACTTACTGCAATACCTGGCCAACAATTACCATTATTTGCCCTAGTAGATAAATCAGAAATCTGTTGTTTTTTAAAATTAATATCACCATTAAATGACATGATCTTTTGATCTATAAGATCTGCCATCTGTCTCAATGATTCGGCATCATCTTTAAATTGCCACTCTAACTGATCAATAACTCTTTCATCTTTTGCTTCTGTCTTTTCTATTACTTCCTTCTGACTCCATTCTCCTGTCTTCTCATCTTGGACTGTTTCAAGTCTTGAGATTGTGGCAGGAGCCGAAACTTCACTGACCCTAGTAGTAACCATTCCAAAACCATCTTGCTCCCTCTTTAAGACGTTAATAGCATTTGTTATTTTACTATTTGTTGACATATTATGCAGCCTCTAATGTAGCAACCCTTGCTTTAAGGGAATCAATTTGTTTTTGTTGTTCTTTCATACCTTCTATCAAAAGAGCAGTAAGTTTTTCATATTGAAGGGTTTTAATCTCCATTGTTTTCTCATCACCACCCTTAATTGTTATAGTATCAGTATCCATAACTTCAGGAACAACCCCTTCAACTTGTTGTGCAATCAATCCAATATTCTTAGGATATCTTTTTGCTAAATTTGGAACCTTTTCCTTCTTCCAATGGAAAGAAACTCCTTGTAATTTTAAAATCTTATTAAGACTTTCTTCAGAATTTAATGGTCTTACTTTCTTCTTTATTCTAATATCAGAGTGATTTAACATTGTTCTCACTTCAATACCATTCTTTTTCAATGATCCAAGAACATTTGTTCTACCAAATATCCTAAACAAAAATGCTGCTGCTGGTCTCTTTGGAGTAGCAGACATTTCTTTTTTAGTAGTCGTAAAGTTAAGACCACTCATATTAGAAGTTAATGCTGCAGCTTCAACATGTGCAGCACCAATAGATGTATCAGTTCCAGCAGTTAATTTAGCACCAATAATATTCTGTATTCCTGTGTGTAAATTTAAACCAAGACTATTTACTGTAAATGGTGCTAATGTTGGACCAGCAACTACTGAACCTGTTCCAGCAATTATTGTTGCTCCCTGCCCAAAATGCCCTTTATATGCAGATAACCATCCAGGTTCCCAAAAACTAGGAGGAATCCAAACAGCATCACCCAAAACACTGTTAAGTACCGATAATTTACCTACTACAATTTCGTCTTCCACAATTAACCTCCTTATTTACATGTATTAGTTATGTTCTGAATAACACTCTGCCAACTTCCAATGAATGGAATAGCAGGAATTAATCCTGGTGCTTTCATTTTTGTTAGTTTGCCAACTATTCTAACATGAAAATCTGTAGTTAGGTTAATTGCCTTTTTACCAACTATACATGTATTACCACCAGCAATTCTAACTTCATCACCAGTTGCTAATGTTATTTGTCCATTAGCATCTACTAAGAAATTTCCTTCATCTTTTTCACCTTCAGTTTCAATATAGATATTTCTTGCTTTCATTCTAATATCTCCTGCCTCGGCACTTAAAACAATATCACCATTAGCAGCAAGAATTGCTTTTGCTACAACACTTTTTTGTTCTCCATCTAAATCGTATCCACAAGCTTCAGCACTATATCCATTAATATGTTCTACTTTATTACCATTTTTTCCATATACTAAATGAGCTCCACCAGAAGTAGCAAGAGTATAATCTCTCTTATCATCTTTATGTTCTGGACCAAGAGGACCACAATGAACTAAACAATGTGGATTATCGGCAATAGTATAATCTGGTGCTACTGGAGATTCTGTTCCTATCATGATATTACATTCACGGATAATGGTTTACCAACACAATCTATAACTCGGACAAGTTTACTAGGATCAATTGATTCTAATTCTAATTTCTTATCCTCAACAAATTGATTCAAAGGAATAAAGTTCAATCTAGTTCTAAATTCAGCTCCTACTCCTTGTTGACTATTTATTCTAATTAATGGAATCCTAGTAAATCCATAACCAGGATCAACAACCTTTACACCAACTATCTGTCCTAATTGATTAGTCTCCAATGCAATTTCTCCTCCATTATTAGATCCATCACCACCACCATTTATAATCTCTATATCATCATCTGAAGTATATCCAATACCAGTATCAATTATATCTATACCACCAATCACAGATATACCATTACCACTATCAAATGAAGTTTGTGGAATACCTTCTGTAATTGTTGTAGTAGGATCTGTTACTCCAGGTTGAGGAGTAGTAACTACATCATCATCACCAGTAATAGGAGTACCACCAGGAGTTATAACAATTCCAGTAGTTGGATCTGTAGATGTTCCACTCTCATCAGATGGGGTTGTTCCTGGTATAATTTCAGCATCAGGATGTCTCTTAACTAATACCTGAAGAGTATTAGTAGCAGTATTATTGTAATCAGGTGCATTATTATTCACTGCTGTTAAAGAATATGTTATAAAAATACCATTAGAACCCTCTGGAATTTCAATATCTGGTGGAATTACTATATTTACTGCACCATCTTCCATTAAAGAGTTATATCCATCAACATTTAAAGAAACATTTGTTGTATTTGTAGTCTGCCAAGTTAAAGTTATAACATCACCTGGTAAAGTAAATCCAGTTGTATTTAAATCAATATTCTGAAGAGTATCTCCAGCACCAGGTTCTGCAAAGAATTGATCAATTACAGGTGGTAATGTATTTGGACCAGTTGAAGGTGGAGCAGTTCCAGCTTTTAATACAGTAACAACAAAATCCTGTTGTGTTATTTGTTCTTCACTATTTTCATTAGTTTTTCTAGCAGTTAAAGTATAAGTTACTGTAGTAAACTCACTGTCTGGTGGGAAAAAGACACTATCTGGTTCAATTGGAACATTTATAGATCCAATCAAAGCCATTTCATCATATCCTTCAACATTTAAAGAAACACTATCTGCATTTATTACATCCCATGACATACTAACAACTTGCCCAACCACAACAGGATTAGGTGCAGCAACAAATGAATTTATAACTGGTGCTCCACCAGTATAATCACCACCATAACCATCCCCTGGATTGACAATTACAATATCAATAACAGACCCATCTTCAATTTCTGCATAAGCAGAGGAATTCTCTCCACATCCAGCAGGGTCAACAATTGAAACAAATGGTGGAGATGTATATCCACTACCACCACTAAGTACATTACTACCAATTACTTCTCCTATTTCATTAACAACAGCATTAACAACAGCACCCGTTCCTCCACCACCAAATAAAACGACTTGGGGAAGACCACACTCAAAACTTCCAGCATAACAATCACCAGGAGATTCAGCAGGATTTACTGCATCTGATCCACCAATACCTATATTACCTAAGAACCTAGTAACTTGATTATCAATGGTTTCTTCTACCTCACCAACAAATTGTGGTTTAATAAAACTAAACTTCTTAAAGTCTTGAAGATGCTCTGGACTAGGACCTCCCCATAAACTATTTTCAAATTTTTCTACTGCTGGACATTTTGGATTACCACAAAGGAAACCTTCAAATCCTAAAATTTTATCAATTATACCCATTACTGATCCAACAATCTTAAGTCCTCCACCCATCATATCAGTTATTCTACCAAATATTGGTGCAAGCATATTATCAATCTTATTAACTAGATTATTCAGTAAAGCATTTGTCCATCTTTCAATTGCACAAAGAGGAGTATTAATAACTTGACCAATTAATGAATAAAGGAAATCTCCAACCAAACCCTTTAAAGCATTAAAAATTGTTTCAAAACCACAAAATATCGCATCTATAAGGAAACCAAGAAAAGAATCTTTAATAGTTCTAAGCAACTGCGGAAAAAATGTTTCAATAGCAGCATCAATCATCTTTCTAAGTTTATTCAATATCCAATTACGAATCCTTTGAGTTATGGTTTTTAATACACCAGCAATTGCTCTGGTTATTTTTGAAACCATTCTCTGCAAATCCTTAACTTTACCAGTTGCTTCATCAATATATTCTTTTGCTGTATCTCCATATTTCTTTACTCGTTTTAAAAAAACAAATAGTTTAGCAATATTATCATTAATTTTACCTACACTTCCAGACTTACATTCTCTAGATCCAATATCCCATTTATGCTCAGATTTTTGTACAAAGTCAGCATATTTTGTACCATCTGTGTAAAACTTAAAACCACCATTATTATGCCAAGATGAATCTGGTAAGAATCCATCAGCATATACCGACTTAGTTAGAAGAAAATTATTCAGATCATCACTTTTAGCCGTGGGAGAATAATACGGTATTGATCCAGTAAACGCCTCTATTAGATCTAGAGAACTTTCATCAAAATCACTATAATTAAAATTAGGTAATGAAGAATTAGACATTAATACAGAGTATTGTAGATTTATTTATTAAGCAAAAGTTGGCCATTCATCAGCATCAGGTACTAGTGGTCTGGTAGATGCTAGATTTACTTTATTACCAGCACTAACAGTTATTGGTTTAATCGCTCCTTGCCAAGGATTTACAGGCATAAAATATGTACTTCCTAAGCTTTCTTCAGTTGGATTTGCATAACTACCAGAGACTTCTTGTTGGTTTCCTCTAGTTAATTGATACTTTCCATCACTTCTTCCAAGAACACCAAGAATTAATGCATCATATTCAGGAGGACCACTAACAAATATACCTATTACCCATTCACCGCCAACTATTCCAGTTGATCCTCTATTAAAATTACCTTGAGAGGTTGGTTTTAAAACTGTTGCAGTACGAAGATCATCATCATGTAGTAATGTTCCTTCTGGAGTATCAGCACCAACAATTCTTACTTGTACTCGATCAGCCCATTTATCAGCAAAGACCTTATTAGATTCTTGCCCTAAAGGAACTTGACCAATAAAAAAGTTTGCAGAGAATCCTGGAGCACCTGAAGTATTATTTGGAACTGTAAACGGTTTTGACATCTTATATTACCTCTATGTTATGTATTAAAGTCATACCCATACGTATCACGAACTATAGTTAAATGTGTAGTAGAAGCATTAGTACTTTCTCTTGTAAAATTATGGCATAAATTAATTATCAAATATTTACCACTCAACTTCTGATCCTCAATACCCTCAGACTGATCACCACCAGTTAATTTCATAAATCTACAATTTATATTCCTACCTGCCCTTAAATTAAAGTTTAGAGGAACAACCATATCTATTATCTGAGTAAACAAAGTATTATACCTCATTAAAGCAGATGCTTTATGGTCAAAAGATGAATTATTTACTGCTGTAGTTACTCCAACAGAACCAAATCCAGAATCTTGTTCTTGATTACCAACCCAATCAATAACAGAAAACTCAGTCGAATATGTTCTACTATTTGCATCTTTCGATCCTAAAAGATCAGAATGACTAGTATTTAATAATTCACTATCATAAGATTCTGTTCCCATAGTATTAGGAACCATATCATCACCTAAAGTAAAAACTTTATATTCCCATTTATGACTAGCAGGATTAAATCTATTCAATCTCGCTGAAAATGCTCCAGATTCCAGTTTAGAAAGAATATCCTCATTTTTCTTAACTGTATAATTTAACACTCTAAAGTTAGGATCGTTAATAGGATGATCAGCATCACTTACAGATACTTGAGAATCAGCAGTATAAGTTGCAACTGCACCCGCATTAACCAAACTATCTGCTGACCTAAAATTAAATATTTGATTGGATTCATAAAAGAAATAACCAGATGCACCATCAACTGGAGTTGATTTTGGTGCAAGAGATAAAATCAAATCAAAAGGATGTAAACTATTACCTAAAAAGGAAAGTGTACTTTGTGTTTTCTCAACACTTATTTGATTTGTTGGAATACCCAATTCAGTATTTAAAATTTGAAATACATTATCACCAATATTATTATAATATCTTTTTTGAACTCTTTTATTCTTATCAATTAAAGCATATCTAGAAGTTAAATTAAAAGATACTACCTCTTTAAGAGCTCCTGCAGATGCTCTAGTTACATTAGTTACTTTAAAACTATAATCATCAAAATCAAATGAACCACTACCATGTGATATTTTTGCTCTTATAGATTCATTACCACGAATTGGTAAATTAGTAAATACCGTTCCTGGTCTTTGTTGTATATCTCCACCAGATCCAGATTCTTCACTATATCCTGTATCAAGATAAGATAAACTAGCAGTAATATGTGGAGAAAACAAACTCTCATAATATGAGAATGATATTAAACCCTGTCTTAAATCATACCCTCTATCTTCACCCTTATCAATATATGCATCAGAATTCTGTATCCACATCTGATCTATTTGGGATGGTTCAGACCATTGATTTGCTACTACCATTTATTATCTCCTATCTCTAAGTTATAGTGTTAATAAGAACTGGTTTAATACCAGTCATAATAATAAGTTCTTCACTAAAAGAATCAATCTCAGTTTCTAATCCATCTCTATTGAAAGCAATACTATCAAAATTCATTGGAAGTGATGAAGTATTACCTGAGAATGGTTTCAAATATTCTTTATGTCTTTTAGATCCATAGTCTAAATCTGCTGGTCTTTCCCAATACTTCATCCACCAGTCAGCAGCTTCTTGTGGGGAACTAAATTTCATTTTTATAAATTCAGGACCAACATCTTCACTTAATGCATATTTAATTTGACCTTTCCAATTAGTTTTCCAATCAGGTACTGCTTCCATCATTGGTTTGGCACGACCTGCATCAGCATTCCATTGGAATAATCCAAACGACCCACCAGAATGGGGATCACCTTTTGCATCAATATCAAAACTACTTTCTCTGTGAATATTTGCTAATATTCCAAGTGCTTTATTATGACTCAATCCCAACTCTTTAGTCATATAATTATACATTTCACCTTGTATGCCTGTAGTTGGTGCTGTTGCCTGATCGGTAAAAATACCAGATGATAATGTAGTAGATGCTAGTAACATTTCATTATAATTATTTAATATTTTTTTATTATCTTTCTGTGCCGATAAAATAGACTCATCAAATAATTTAAAAGGATTTAATGTAGATAATGATTTTGAACCATCTTTAATAATATTATTATCACTCATCATACCAGGCATTACATCACCACTTAACAATTCCTTTAACTGTTTTTCGCCTTCAGGTGATGAAAGCATTTCATTTATCTTCTCAATAGATATACCCAACTCAGTAGAAAACTTTTTAATCTCATTTTCACTAAAAGTATTATTATTCTCAATATTATTCTTATTAATCTTATTAATCTTATTATTATTCTCCTCATTCTTTTTTAATATATAATCCATTTCATCAAAAAATTCATTTCTACTCATTCTCTCACCACTAGTAGCAAAAAATTTATCAGATCCAAACCAATCTCCTTTTTTTCTAGTTTCAACATATCCAACTCCAGGAACTTCTACTCTCTCTCCAGTTCCTGTAGATTTACCATCACGAGGACCAATTATACTAAGAATATTACTATGTCTTTCTTCTGTTAAATTTGAAAAATGCATAGAATTATTTTTTTCATCTTTATCCTCTTTATCATCTTTATCCTCTTTATCATCAAGATTAACCATTTTATTAATATCACTACTTATTTTTCCCAATATACCACCAGAAGAACTTTGATTATCATCATCTTCATCTTCATCTTCATCATCAACCTCATTAATTTTTAACTTATTATTAACACCGTTTGTTATTAATTTAACATCACGCTCAAATATTGAAATATTCTTATCTACTTCTCTTCTTTGTTTT